GAAAACCAGAAATCAAATGCCCAATGAAGTGGCAACTGATGCTTGGACTTTGTAAGGTGCTTCGCCTTCAATGGCTGAGAGAGTTACCTCGTAGCCAACTGAATCGCCCATTGCAGTACCGGTGTTGCCGACCATAGAGGTCACATCACATCCGTACTCATAACCAGCCAACCAGTATTCATCGTTGTTGTCTTTAACGATACAGAATACACGACCAGCTGCAAGGAGTTTTAACTCGTTACGCTTTGCAGTAGACAATCTGCGGAGTTTGAAAGCGACATCCGCTTGGTTGAAGGAAGTTCCGTTCTCGGTGCTTACATTGGTAGTCACCACCATTGAGCCAGTCCCTTTGGGCAACTCATAAGTGAAAACCGAACCAGTAGCAACGGTGGTAGCAGTTACTTCGCCACCACCTATTGAGAATCCAGAAGCAGCCCAATCAATCAAGTGGATAGATTTAATGCCTCCAACGGAGTCCTTACAATCAAGGGTAAAACCCTGTGTTATATTTATAGCACAACTCATAATCTATCCTCCTTAATTAATTAGGCCAATACGAAACGAACAATCTGGTCAGGGAACGCAACCTGAACACCATACTTGCAAGTCATACGGAAGCGAACCTCATCGTTGTCTTGAGAGTACCAGTACTTCAATTCCTCCTCCTCATTAGCCAAGTCAGTTCCAACAAAGAAGTTAGACAAGCGACCAGCGAACAAGCGGTTAGTACCATCCAATCCACCAACGGCAACAACCTTCATATTTGTGCCGGGGTAAACCATTTCCATTGCAGTTCCAGCATCGGGAACATAGTGGAACAAGTTGGCGTTCTTCAAATTCACCAACATCTTTTTGTAAGTGTCAACACCTACCCAGCAAATCAAGTCATCAGCAGTAGCGATGTCAGCAGGGATAACAGAGTAGATTCCGTCCAAGATGTTGTCGATGTTAGAAGCAGTGATTGAAGTCACGCTATCAACATTTCCAGCGATAGTAGAAGCAGAAACAGCATCGATGATTTTGTTGAAACCATCAAACTTGTTTGTGTTGGGGTTGGTGTTAGAGGTAGCAGTATCACCCTGCCACATAGCAACTTCCAACTGCTTGGCAATTACAGAAGCCTTGCTCTCGCTGATTGCTTGTTCGAAAGGAACGGCAGTGGGAGAACCAGCAGCGATTTGGGTCTGCATCCACTTTGACTCCAAAGTTTTGGGACACAAAGTTTCCTCAACCTTGATCTTGCCAACGGTGATGGTACGCTGAGTGAAAGTAGTGTTGCCAGAAGCGGTGTATCCACAGCCATCGGCTTGGAAGTACACATCACTTGACAAGATGTTCAAAGCCTCTGCGCTCTTTACACCTACCTGAACCTGACCTGCTGCCTGAAGCATAGCAGCCGTCTTGCTACCGAACAAACTTTTAACAAGGATGTCGGTGTTTTGTTCGTTGACATAATTAGTCAACGCTGATACATTGAATGACATAGTTTTATTTTTTTAAGGATTGTGCAATTTTAACGATGTTAGCCATTTGAGCGTCTTTCTTGCTCATTTTGACTTCTTCTTTTTTAACGGGTTCAGCAGAAGGAAGGTCAGCAATAGCTTCTACAAGGTCAACGGCCTTCATTACGGCCTCAGATTGTGCAGAGAATTTCTCACCATACTTCTCCATTTTGGAGTTCAAGTCAGCGATGGCCTCTTTGAGTTCAGCAATAGCGGTTTCAAATGCTTCAACTGTGGCAAACTCGGCTGCCATTTCCTCTTCAACAACAACCTCTTCCTCGGCTGGTTCAACAATTTCAGTCACCAAACCGCCCTCGGTAGTGACCAACATTCCACCTTCAACCTCGTGAGTGGCATCAGGGGCAGGGATAGCACCTTCATTGGTAACAACGAACAAGGCAGTTCCAACCGCCAATTCGCCTTCCCATTGGATTTCTGTACCATCTACCAACAAGGCAGAGGCCATTTCAATTTCGGTCTCCTCGCTGAATCCCAGCAACGAGCGAATCTCTTTGATTACTTCTTTTGAGTTCATATCTATATAAA